CTCTAATATCTTTATTTGGTATTCTTATTTGAAATATCTGATTTGATTTCATATAAACCGTCATATCCGCTTGTTGAATTTCTTTGGTCACAGGATTTCTGTATGTTTGTGAGACTTCGGCTTGTGAGTACTCTCCACCCGTTTTATTAAAAACTCTAACATCAACAACGTTCACCACACCACCCGTGGTTCCAATTTCTTTTAATAAGTCACCAGTGAATAACGGGTCCCCCATTTTTCTTTTTTCAATTGCAAAAAATGATATGGTCTTTTCAACTATTGATTTAATCACATCGGATTCCTGTTCATTTCTATCGATTACAACGTCAATCTCCAACCCTAAGTCAATAACTTCTCCACTTTGTATTTCAACAAAATCATTAATCATTCTGAATTGTGAAATATAATCTGTGATATTATTTTTTAACGTATTGGAAACTAAATCGGTTAGATTACCACTTGAATCGTAAGACAATAATTTAATTTTAATTTTATTATCTTCTTCCATCACGTTAACCTTTGCAGGTGCCCCAAATGTTGGTGGCATGTTTTCAATAACAGACTTATAGTCGTTTAGTGTGACTGCTCGGTTTTGCGCTGCGAAGTTATAAGAAATCATATTTCTTATTTCGTCAATTGTTGGTTGGTCAGCACCACCGATTGCAGGTGTTACATTGGTAACTCTTAATGATTGGATAACTTGTGAATTAACAGTTGCCACTGGTCCGTTTACAATGAACTCCACATTATCAACACTATTTATTACGTTAACACCTAAATTTGAATCTCTACCACCCCCAATACGATATTTCACGAATAGAGTTGTATTTTTCTTTGGTACAGCACCTAAAGATACGTTGTTTAAGTATGTTCCTAAGTTAACTTTTAAATTACCTGTAATAAAATTATCTAAATTATCAAGTGGGTTAACAGTACCCGACCCAAATGTCATTGAAAAATATCCTTCAGGTGTGTGTTCTGTCATAAATTTATTAGTCACTGGAAGGTATGTCCCAGGGATGAAATTATCCTTATCAGAAATTTTAGTTGGGTCTTTAATAAACACCTTTTCTTCCATGAGAGATTTTACTTCATACCATTTATTGGTTGATGTTGTAAATTCAGATGAAGTTGGGTTGGACCCGAAAGAAGTACCTTCTTTATGTATCGCAGAAACAATACCTAAAACATTTTGTTCTGGTAAATAAAGTTTTAAAAATGGTTTTTGGTCTAAATCGGTAATAACTCTTCTGTATATTCTTGACACTCCATTTACAACCGCTTCTCTCTTAGTTATGGTGTAAGACACCAAATTATTATTTCCGTCGAAATTAGGTATCTTCAAACGATTAGGTTCCCCCCTATTGTTAAATGGATTTGAGAAATCAATATCCTCTAAGGTTTCAAAAATTTGTCCTCCTCCCGATATTTGAGCACCAGCCTTTAACAAACCCAGATATTCTGTTTTTTCTTTATCGCCAGCAATTGGTACATTAATAGAAAAATCACATAAAGCAACTGAAGGTCTATTACCTGGAATTCTTAATCCGTAAGTTTTTGCAATGTGGAAAAGTGATTGTCTTTGTTGTGCAAAGTCTAACATTGTTTCCTGCCACACTCTATCAATATGGAAATGTAAGTTATCCGCAACCGCAGCATTTAAATCTAATAAAACCGAAAATATAGAGGCGTCATTAGTATTTTTTATTAACTCCGGATAATAATCGTTAGTTAAGTTAACTAGTTCTTGTCTTAATCCGGCGAAGTCTCTAGTTGAGTATGATATTTTTTTTGCCATTTTATATGTTTATAATTACAAAATCGGACGAAGTAAATGATCCGTTATTAACTGTGTAGTCTATTTTAACCTTAGCGGTGTATGGTTTACTCGACGAATCAGACGTTCTAAATAATCTTTCGTCCTCATCTTGTGAGTATAATCTAGTCTCTTCGGGGTCATTTTCCGCGGAGGTAACGTTTATTGAGTTTATATCTAAATTTGGAATGTATCTTTTTACACTTTCCCTTATTTCATCCTCAATTGCTCCGAATGTTACCACGTCGTTCTGATCAAAAATATATTCATACAATCTAGTTCCAAAGTCAGGTAGGTAATATCTACTACCTTTTCTCGTTAAAAGTAGGTGAACCAAATTAGCACGAACTTCTCTTTCGGGTGATTCGGTCATTTTCAAAAAGTCACCCTTTAAACTATTCCTAAAAGGAAAATCTATACCATAAGTTGCTGCCATATCTGATAAATATAAACTAAACTAAAATGGTAATAAATAAAAAATCCCAACCGAAGTTGGGATTTAGTGAATTCTTATTATGAACCACATCCTTCACACTCAAATGGTGAGTCTGTCGGTCTATCTAATGTCATCACGAGTTCGGGTGTTTGTTCACTAATAAGTGAATTATTAGTCGGAACTTCGAAATTATTAGTAGTGGATACCTGTTGTTCAATTGGTTTTGATACCGATGTATCAACTCCTAAACCTTTAATGGCATCTACCGCAGCTCTTGTTCTGAGGTAGTACATTCCGGTTTTAAGACCCAACTTCCATCCAAATAAGTGTGCCGCTAATAATTTAGGTTTAGTTGCATTATCAACAAATAAATTAAGTGATTGTGATTGGTCAATAAAAATACTTCTATTTGCCGCCATCTGTAACACTCGTTTTTGTGACATCTCCCAAACCGTTTTATAAACTTCTTTCAATTCAGTGGGGATTTCTGGAATATTTTGAACTGACCCATTCTCCATAATTAACTTATTTTTAATGGTTTCGTTCCATAAATCTAATTTCAAAAGGTCATTTACTAAATGTTTGTTTATCATAATAAACTCACCACTTAACGTTCTTCGAGAGTAAAGGTTAGTTGTAAATGGTTCAAATGCTTCATTGTTTCCTAATATTTGTGCGGTAGATGCGGTTGGCATCGGTGCAACTAATAGTGAGTTTCTAACACCATAATTTTTTACTTCCTCTCTTAATGATTTCCAATCCCATCTACCTGATAAATCGTCGTCATTCTTACCCCACATCTCATATTGGAATATACCTTTTTCAATTGGTGAACCTACGATGGATTCGTAAGGACCATTAATTTTAGACAAATCTTTAGACGATGTCATCGCCGCGAAATAAATAGTTTCAAATATTTCGGTTTGTAGTTTGTCCGCTTCTTCACTTTCGAATCCTAACCCTAACAAACAGAAAACGTCAGCCAATCCTTGAACACCTAAACCTACTGGTCTATGTTTAAAGTTTGAGTTTTTAGTTTCTTCCGTTGGGTAGAAGTTCAAATCAATTACATTATTTAAATTTTTTACTACTTGGTAAGTGTTTTCATAAAGTAATTCATGACTAAACACCCCATCGATGATGTATTTTGGTAATGCAATTGACGCTAAGTTACAAACTGCCTGTTCTGTTGGTGAACTATATTCAATAATTTCAGTACATAAGTTAGATGATTTAATTGTACCTAAATTCTTTTGGTTTGATTTAGAGTTTGCAGCATCTTTATATAACATATATGGTGTCCCCGTTTCGATTTGAGCCGTAAGAATGGCATCCATTAATTTTCTTGCTTTAACAGATTTTCTTCCCTTACCTTCTTGTTCGTATTGTTCATATAAACGAGTGAACGCTTTATCTTCTGGTGAATCATATACATCGGATAAACCAGGTGCTTCATCAGGTGAGAATAATGTCCAATCCCCGTCTTGTTCTACCCTCTCCATAAATAAATTAGGTGTCCACATTGCCAAGAATAAATCTCTCGCTCTTAACTCCTCTTTCCCGTGGTTTTTTCTTAAATCAATAAATTCAAAAATGTCAGCGTGCCATGGTTCAAGATATATCGCGAATGAACCTTTACGTTTACCCCCTTGATTAATCCAACGAGCAACTTCATTATAGGTTTTCAACATTGGTAATAATCCATCAGATTCCCCACCTGTTCCTTTAATGTAAGATCCCTTAGCTCGGACATCGTGTACGTGTAATCCAATACCACCTGCCCATTTAGAAATCTTAGCAACATCTCCAATAGTATCGAATAAACCTTCGATATCGTCACCTTTATTCCCAATTAAGAAACAAGAAGACATTTGAGGTCTTTTCGTTGCCGCGTTGAATAATGTTGGTGTTGCGTGTGTATAAAAATGTCCCGATAAATCATCGTAGATACGAAGTGCTTCATTAATGTCACCCTTACAGATTCCAACGGCAACTCTCATATAAAGATATTGTGGTCTTTCGACAATTCTTTCTCCGATTTTCAAAAGATAAGAACGTTCTAATGTTTTAAATCCAAAATAGTCGAAATCTAAATCACGTTCTTGTCTAATTGCACCATCTAACACTTCTTTATTAGACATGACAAATTGGTAAATTGAATCGTCAATTAAAGAGGATTCTTTACCAGTTTTAGGTTCAACAAATGAATATAACTCTTTAATACATTGAGAGAATTTCTTAGGTGTTGTTTTATGTAAATTAGATACCGCTAATCTACCCGCTAATTTTGCATAGTCAGGGTGTGTGGTAACCATTGCCGCCGCAGTTTCCGCAGCCAATACGTCTAATTCTTTCGATGTAATTCCATCATAGATACCCTGAGTGACTTTCAGGGTAACGTATGTTGGGTCAATATATTCTAAATTTAAATCTCCACAGAAAACTGTAATTCTTCTAGTGATTTTGTCATATCTCATTTCCTCTAAGGAACCGTCTCTTTTTTTAACTTTCATAAACTATATTAAATATTAAAAATCCATTTCACCGAAAGCGGAGTCAAGATTTTCTGTTGTTGTATTATTCACACCCGCTTTTTGGTACTCAGCCACTCTTTTTTCAAAGAAGTTTGTTTTACCTTGTAATGCGATGTTTTGCATAAAATCAAATGGGTTTTCTGAATTGTATACTTTAGGTACACCTAGTGAAGTTAATAATCTATCAGTAACAAATTCAAGATATTGTGACATTAAATCTGAATTCATTCCAATTAATCTAACTGGTAATGCTTCAAGTATAAATTCTTTTTCAATTTCTAAAGCTCCACAGATAATTTCTTTAATTCGATTTGGGTCAATTTTATTTTCAATATGTTGATTATAGATATGACAGGCGAAATCACAGTGAACACCTTCATCTCTAGATATTAACTCATTCGAGAATGTTAACCCTGGCATTAATCCACGTTTCTTTAACCAAAAAATAGAACAGAATGACCCCGAAAAGAAAATACCTTCAACAGCCGCAAATGCAATTATTCTTTCGATGAACGATTCTGAGTTAATCCATTTTATAGCCCAATCCGCTTTCTTTTTAACTGCAGGTATTGTATCGACAGCATTAAAAAGATACGTTTGTTCATCTTTATCTTTTACTAAGGTATCAATTAAAAGTGAATATGTTTCACTATGGATATTTTCCATCATAATTTGAAAACCGTAGAAAAATTTAGCTTCGGTATATTGTACTTCATTATGGAAATTAATTGCCAAATTTTCATTTACAATACCATCAGATGCAGCAAAAAATGCCAACACATGTTTAATGAAATGTTTTTCGTCGTCATTCAATTTATTTTCCCAATCAGTAACATCTTGACCTAAATCAATTTCTTCTGCTGTCCAAAAAGACGCCTCTGACTGTTTATAAAATTTCCATAAATCGTGATGTTCGATAGGAAAAAGGACAAAACGTCCAGGATTGTCTTGTAAGATTCTCTCCGTCATATTATATTTGTTTATTTGTTTTTAAGTAATTCTTGTCTTTTTAGGAAAGCGTCCGCCGCCCTATTTTTGTTTGTTTCAACTTTTTGTTGTTCAATACCTAATAATGTATTTTGAGTTTCAGTATCAATTACCAAATACTCATTATTAAACTTACAATTGTTGAAAACGACACCATCTCTACCGATACGTGATTTAAGAAGTGATAGTGTTGCCAAGTTTTGGTCTTTCTGTTCTAACGATTTACCGATAGACATAATAACGTGTGCAATTTGAGCCTTTTTAATTGACCCACCCATTTGGTCTCCGGTAACAACTTCAGATGAAATAGACTCTCTATTACCTTGTGTAGCCGTCCAAATTGCGATGTCGAATTCACTTGTCATTGCCTCAAGACTTCTCATAATTGAACCTTCACCTTTCCACTCTTCACCATTTGCACTTTTGTCAGTTGAGATACAATCTACGTAATCGATAAGAAGTAAATCGATTTTAAATCCGTCAGATTTCATTTTTCTAACAATATTCTTAATTTGTGAAACTGTAATATTGTCAGATGGGAATTTCATTAATTTTAACGCTCCTGACGATCTTTCTTCGGCTTCCTTCACTAATTTTTTAACTTCCTCAGAGTTTGATGGTTGGTCGTCAGGTGCAATACCTGACCAAATTGTGTAGTGTTTTCTTTTAATGTTACCTGGGTTATCTTCAAAAAATATTTGAACCACGTTGTACCCTTGGTTATAAGCGGTATTAGCGAATTTTGTAAGTAAGGTTGTTTTACCCGTACCTGTTGGTGCCAAGACTACACCTAATTCACCACGACCTAAACCACCCTTTAAAAGGTTATCAATACCATTGATACCTGTTGGGATTGGTAATCTAAAGTTTTCTTCCAACGCCGCGTCAATATCCTCAAATACATCAACCGCTTCGTCATCGTTAACACCAACTTGTAACGCTCGTTTAATGATTTCCTCAATCTTATTGTAAGATTCAAAGGCACCACTTTCGATGATACTATTAACGTTTTTCAATTCTCTCTTTAAGTTTTGTTGTTTACAAAAATTAAGAGCTGTGTCTTTTACGAAAGCACTATCCTTGTCATCGTCTTTAATGTTCTGTAAAGTATCTAAATGTACTCTATTAACATCTTTAGATCCTGACTCTGACATCATTTTTTGTGATAACGTATGGTAATCTGGTAACTTACCGTAATCTTTATATAACTCGCGAATGTTTTCTACGATATATCTAAACGAGTTGTTATCGAAATATTTACTGTCTAAAAAGTCAATTATGGTTTCTCCAAATTTCTTTTCTTCAACAACCGCTTTGATTAACGATTGTTGAAAAGAGAAACCTAAAAAACCGAAGTTTATTTCTTGTTGCATAATTTGTTTTGTGTGTGTTTATTAAAGTTGATATTGTAAATATACTGTTTCCAAATCTTCCGAAGATAAAATATCCGTTAATTCTGATAAAAATCTTTTTAAATTTGGACGGATATCAACGGTGTACCTAACTTTCGGATGAAAGTAGTGTGCCGGAAATATCCTAGAAATAAATACGTCGTCACCCAACTTAATTTCAAGTAAAAAGTGTTCTTTTTCTTTTTCATTTTCATCTTCCACAATCTCAGAATTGAGGAAATAATTTTGATTATCGGACAGATAATCGGAAGTTTTCATTTTCAAATCATCACTTATTTCATCACAAATATTTTTAATATAATAATGTAAATCCATAGATCTTCTCGCTTGGGGTACGTGATCTTTTACATTGAAAAATCTTTGACACACAATGTTTCCAC